GTCACCATTTTTCATATAACCTCAATAGTAGAGTACTTTAAAATCAACTCTCTAAAGCGTACTGGATCATCAATTGCATCAGCAACAACTTCTTCACTTACACCTTTAGGAATGCTGATTGCGTAATGACCATTGTTAATTCTGCTCTTAATGTTTACATACTGGGTGTGCTTGCATGATCCGCGCTTCTTCCACACAGGGCATGTGCATCTGGTGTCTTTACTTTCAGTGTCAATCTCGACCTCAAAAACCCCAGCACCTTGAGGAGATATGAACAGTTGAATTGTCCGCCAACTGGTATCCATACTCATCCCCTTCATTCTTGGCCTCGTCGATCTGAGCCAACGATGGGAACTCGTACAAAGGCTTCTTGGGCAAAACTTGCCATAGCCTCTGAGTAGTTTGCTTCCCAGTTCTCAAGTTTAACATTTGTCGTCACAATTGTTGGTAAAGCCTTGTCATATCTCAAACGAAGAATTTCATCAAAAGAAGCATCGTCATACTTTGAACCGTACTCTTTGCCTAGATCATCGATGATAAGAATTCGCACATTTAACCAGTCAAACCGAGATCTTCCATGTAAGCCATCAATTCGGTCAGTAACACTGTGGTCAGTTTCCTGGTCAAAGGTTGACTTCTTTAGTGAGAGAAACTCTGGGTAAGTTAAGTAATGGATAGGGCGAAAACTCATACCAAAATCAGAGTTCTTAATTCCAAAGGCATGGCACAAAGCCGCATCATCATCAGGAAGTCTGCGGATAACTTCCATGGCTGCAACAACTGCGTGAGTTGTCTTACCGATACCAGGCCCTCCGTCAAGGAGAAGACCAACGCCAGTAGTTCCTAAGTTCCCAATGTTCTTAATGACTTGGCCTTCAATAACCATGTCAATCCAATCACTGATCTCTGCTGGAAAATATCCAGCCTTTTCAATGATGTCGCTAGGTTCTAAGCCTAGAAATCGTGTTGGGATATTAGAGGTGCGAAGTAACCAGTGCCTCTTCAAAGAAGAGAGTTGAGTGATGTCGTACATTTACGCCTTAAAGGTTAGTTCGCCAGCAAATGAAACTACTTTGCCTGCAGCGTCAACTTTCTCTCCAGCAATCATCTTCACGCTTTTACGAGGAGTTAGTTCAAGAACCTTTGATTTAATCCAACGCTTACCTGCTGATGCGTTTTTCCATGCAGTTGACAAAATGATTTCAGCAGTTCCATCTTCTCCTACCACAGAGACAAATGCCATCCATCCTCCACCTTGTTCTGTGTTGAGTGTGAGATCTGCGGTGAACTTCTTAGTTACTTTCTTAGCCATGTTGCTCCTCGTGTTATTAAGTGTGTTGCTGCTGATGTAATTAAAACTACTAATACGTATCCAAATACTTCTCTCATTTGTTTGCTCCTTTGAGCCGCAATTCGTGGCGTTGCATCTGTGCACGACCTGACATGGTGTTTTGGAATGTGCGACCATCGCTGGCAGTGAGGACACTAGCAGATGCTTTTGGAGTTTCGTCAAACTCTTTGCTGGCGATCCGTGGAAGACCAAGGTTCTGGCGTGCTTGGTTCATCTTGGTTCGAAACGATGCAAGGAAGCGCTTGTACAAATACGGAGCCTCATCTCCAACGTCTGTAAAGTTGCGTTCATCCGCCATGAAGAGGCGGAGAAGTTCTAACTCTAGGAGTGGTGTGGTTTGGTATTGGGTTCTGAACTTGGCAAGGGCTCCTGAGAGTTGCTTGACGTTGACTGTTCCTGGTAGGAGTGGGAACTTCTTGCCAACTCTGTAAGAGAACTCAGCAGCGACGTCCATGGCAGTCCACTCATGCTCTGGTCGCTTTCCACGGGTTCTTGGATCGTTCTTTCGGATCTTAGGCTGTGGCGCATCCCTGTCCTCAACAAGGCCAAAGCCTGCAAGATCTTCGCCATCGTCGTAGCCTTTCATTGGGATAAGGATTTCCCTTCGAATCTTTGATTCAGAATATTTTAATTTATTACTATTTGTAGTATTACTACTAGGTACTAGTTGTATATCTGTAATATTACTATCTGAACTATTGATCACCTTATCAGGTGAGGATGGGTAATCTACCGTCAGTTCAGATGGGTAATCTACCGTCAGTTGGTAGACGTTCTTGCCCTTGTATCCGTTGGCTCTTTTGGTGTTGACCACGGTCAAGAACCCCTTGGCTTGTAGGGCTTTAATGGCATCTCTAACGGTTCTGTCACTAGATTTGCCAGTCTGACTACCCAACTCGGCTACAGAGGCCTGTAAACGGCCGTCAGCGCCCGAATTCAGGCACATAAAGGCCAGGAGTCGGAACTGGTAATCGGTGATGTCAGCGGAATAAGCGCCCTCAGGGATTTGCACGGGCGCAGACTACTCCTCAAACGGGTCGATGTCGTTGCGACCTTCTAGGTTGTCCAGGTGAGCGTTGACTTCTTCGGTGAGCAGGGTTACCACCTTGGTGGTGATGTAGCCAGCCAACAAGTCCACAAGGCTCATGAAGGTGTCTTCGATCGCCTCCAGGATTTCGTCCTCATCAAGGTCTGGATCGCCATGGTCAATCTCAATCACATCTAATCCGTCCATGATGTTCCATGTCTCTGCCCCATAGTCTTCTACGGAGTGTAGGACTGTGTGAGACTCTGGACTGTCATCCCATACGATGGCAAGAACGTCATCAGGTATGTTGATCATCTTTACAACCTCTTTGATGGGGTTGTTTACCTTAGTAAAGTTCTTTGATCCGCTAAGGACAACATTTGTAAAGTCGCTGTTCTCTGAGAAATAGGCGTGAAACTCTAGGCCGTGTTTTTTAATGACATTCCATACGCTTTCAACAAATAACTTGTTAGAAGTGATTGGAAAAAGAATAAAAGGATCGTCATACATAAGGACGAGTTCTTCAAGTCCTTCTGTCACATCGATGTTTTGAAAAGATACTACCGATATTCTTCTCATAGGCGTGGCAACTGTCGACGCGCTTCAAAGACAACAGGCTTATTGAGGTACTTGTTAATCATCAAAGATAAGAATGATGCTGCAGGTACTGCAACAACTAATTTAAGATCCCAATATTTGAGAAGATAAAGTGCGCCAAGACTTAACGGCATTGGTAGGAGTTTATTAAGAAACGATTTATCTACAATTACGTAGGTAATCAAATCTAAAAACTCAATGGCGTATGTAACTGCCATTCCTGTAAGAATTACGGAGATTAGTAAGTTGACCATGTCCGCATACTACACGGTTAGGTTGTTGTACTCCACTGCTGCATAGGTTCGGACACGCCAAAAAACGTTTTCTGGAAGCCAATCACCAAGTGTTTGAGCCAAAGCCAAGACTTTTAAGTCTTTGTTTATGTACAGATAAGATGGGGAATTGTTAGCAGTTCCTGACCACACGCACCCTACAGATGTTGGTAACGAACCATCAATATAGTCTGTAGGAGCAAAGTGAGGAGTAACTGTGGGGTTAAACCTAAATGTGTTTTCAAATTGAACGCAGTCAATATAGAAAGTTCCAGCACCACCAGAGAACACTATTTCGTATGTATCTGTAGTAGCAGTGGCATCTGTTAGATCTGTACCATAGATACGGGTCCAGTCAGCGTATGTTGCCTGTGTGTATGGGTCGTTGTCAATGATGTTTCCATCGGAATCTCTACCAATAAAAGTTAGCAATATGTCAGAGGAAGACTTCACATACGCAGAACCTGTGTAGTACTTTCCAGGAAGAATAGTTGAGCGGTTAGATGTAAATGTCCATGGACCACTAGCCACAATCTTTGCACTTTTACTTCCTGAGTACACCTGTGAAGGCACGTCAGATACAGTAGACACTGAAGCAGATCCTGAAAGAGTCCAGTTATCTGTTGCATTGTTTTCAAATGATGGGTTGTAAATAAGATTTGATTTGTTTGGGTTAAGAAGAATGTCTACAGCACGGGCTTCATCATATGAAGCAGTTCCTCCTGTTTGCAAAGACACGCAGTCAATGTAATACGTTCCTGCTGCTGACCAAGAGAATGTAATTCCAGCGTATGCTGCATTAACGTTATTAGTTGCTGGAACAGCAATTCCTGACTCTGTTGTAAGAGATGTTCCAGTGTAAGAGTTTGTAATTGTAAAGGTAGTAGCAGTAACAGCAGTAATTGTTGCATTTGATACGTTAAATCCTGAGGTAGTAAAACCAGACACCGTTACGTGTTGCCCTACAGTAAACTGGTGTGTTGTAGGGGTTGTGTAAGTGATGGAACCAGAGACTCCTACAGCACTTGCTACAACCGAACTGTATTGCGAGTATGTAGTTGCTGAATAAGTGATTTGACCCCAACTACCAGTTGCTGCTGTACCTGATGCTGGAGTTAAATCTGATCCTATTTGTTTACCATTTTTATCGTAAAACTTTAAGGCTGGTTTAATTGAGCCAGCACTTGTAGGAGAGATTATCTGTGCTGAAAGGGTGTACTGAGTTCCAGGAGTAATAGGAACTCCTTTAAGAATTGGTGAGTCTGCTCCTAAGGTCATAGAGCCAGCCCCTGAAGCAACAATTTTGCACGAGTAATTCAAGTCAATATATTTGTCAGTTAGTTGTTGTACAGGTGCTTCATCATTGCTTGATGAGATAGTTGCGTTTGTAGCAATCCAATTACCAGTACTATTATAAAAAGTAGAGTCCTGAACACTGAGAAGAAGATTACTTGATGTAGTAATTGTTGGGGCATAATTAGTTAACGACTCAACATAAGTCCCTAAACCAGTTGCTGTTCCTTTACGGGAATATAGATAAAACGCTTCACGTACAAGTTGCTTTTGGCTTTTAATAGACATTCCAGGCTCTGGAGTAAGGCCAAAATTTTGTGTTTCAAGAGGTAGTAAAGATACTGGAGTGCTAATTCTGGTGTGATCAGGAAGAAGAAGATCTAAAAACGTTAAAGATTCGTCTAATGTAAAACCAATTCCGTCAGTAAAATAGTAAAGGTCTGAGGTTGGGTCTGGTTCACCGATAGGTGTTTGTTCTTTGCTTGTGAACACTCTAGGCAATGAGCGAATTAATAAGTCTGTGCTTCCGTGAGATGTGGGAACAACATCGTATACAGCGCCAGCAGGAACCCACACATTGTCAGATGTAAATAAAAACATCGCGTAATAAATTGGTTTACCAGGGACAATAGGTATGCCAGCGGTATCTTCAATCCCGCCACCATCGTTGAAAGATGTTTTTGTTATTGAGGAAGATACCTGTTCCCAAACAATCACACCATCTTCGGCAGTTTCAGGAAGACTATTTTGGTTTCTAACAAGGCGAATAGCAGAGTAAGTTCCAGAAGGTGCTTGCCAGTTTACGTATACCTCAGTTGGATACACCACCGTAATAGACATTGGTGATACGGAGTTAGGTATCTGATTAGTTTGACCATAGACACTTTCCCCATATACCGCTACGCCATAATTAGCCACAAATTATTCCTTATGCTCCGATGAGTAGAAGTGGGTTAATTGTTGCTTCAGGAGTTGCCCATGAAGCGTTTGATCCATCTGTTGTTAAGTAGTTTCCAGCCTGACCTGATTGGCTAGGAAGAGCGTTAATTGTTGACCATGCATAATCGTAGTCTGTACCTGAAGATTTAGTAAGCACTTGTCCTGTGGTTCCACCTGATGGTGTACCAGTAAGTAGGGCTTCATTGATACCGTATTCAATGTTAGCAAGACGAGCCTTTAGAGTTGGCCAGTTTGTGGTTGTCTTATCAAAAACACCAATCCAACCAGAACCAGTAGCAATGTTTGTACCAAGGTTAGACTCAACAGCGCTTACTTCACTTTGAAGATCATTAACATCAGCGGCTTGAACTGTTGTAATGAAGTTCAATTTAGTGCTGAAGTCATTCTTCACGTTACTTGGGTAGTACGCAGTCATGAATCTTCCTTTCCTATCTTAGAATTGTATTTTCTCGTCTTTATCTTTTGTTTACTGCATGAACCTTAAGGATATTATCCTCCCATTATTAAGAATAACCCTGAAAAAAGATTTCCAACGTCTACAGAGGATGTCCCACTTGACCCCTGTATACCCTGAGTTCCCACACCTAT